CAGTATAATCTTCTTTAGCTAATACAATATACTTTTGTGTAGCTATAATTCCATCAACACTAGCATCAGTTCTTTGTACAGTCAATTGTCCAACATTCCAATCAGAGTTTACTGCGTAAGCCCAAGGTGATACTTGATATTGTTGATACAACGAAGTTGCTACTCTGCTGTTAGTAGTGTTTGGTGTGAAACCATAGTTACTCCAACCTGTGTAGAATGTTTGTGATGAAGTACCTTGCGAAAATGTGGTTGATACATAACTCAAAGCTTTGTTATTAAATCGGTATCTCAACCAAAAATAACGGGGAGTATTTGTATCTTTCGCAACGGTGTATTTTATAGAAAGAGTATCACCCACTTTATAAGGTGCCGTTGTTGTAATAGCTTGGTTCACAGTCAATTGTGCCTGTGCTGTAAATGACAATAGAGATATAACTAGTATCCCTAGAATTGTTAATACTTTTTTCATTTTATTTTTTTACTAATAATTTTGTGATTAGTTTATCAGATGCTTTTTTCAATGCGTTACTAAGAGAAGTTTGATTGAATTTGCCACCCTCGTCAACTATTAACGTAGACATTGAGATTTCCGATGATGATTCCTCAACCACCACTTCTTTCTCTTTCTTTCCATCTTTATATAGAATACCTTGTAATCTAACTACCACTTCTTCTTCTCCTTTATGGAATACTGAAATGTTAGTTTTGGTTGTAAGTACGTCCAAATAAACAATATTAACTTTTAAGTGATATTTTGCATCTTGAGAAAGGTCATATCCTTTTTCTTGGATATATTCCTCTAAGATGTTCTTTACTCCAAATGCAAGATTACGATTTCCTGCTAATTTACCAATCTTAACTTGGTTTTCTACTCCATCAACCCATACATGGTCTTCTGCCACATACATAATGTTTTCGGGTAAATTCTTAAATGTACCATCGATTCTCCAAATAATCCAATTAGATATATTTCTAGTTGTTTCCGTTTTACCAGAAAATTCTAATATTGACATGAATATAGCAAATAGAACTGCTAATATTACCCATGTAACTGCTAGGTATAAAAAGCCTAAAGCTAACCTATCTTTCCAATTTGATACAAACGCTTTAACGTATGACATAATTTTACTTTTTAGTTATTTGTGTAACCAATTAAGTAACTAAATTGCCGTAAAATGTTTAAAAAACCTGTTAGGTAGGAACGTATTTGGATAATAAAAAAGGTTATCCAATGATAAATATTGAATAACCTTAAAATAGTATTAATTCTAATGTTAAATTATTGTAGATTAACTAATTTGTATTTTGTAGAGTATAAAAGAGATGCTATGTTGTCTATATCATTTTGTAACCAACTCATTTGTAATTTTTCATCCTGTCTTTCTTTTGCTAAGAATTTACAAAGGTTATCAAAGTATTTAACTATATTTTCTATGGATGCATCGTTATCAACACCATTTACTTCCTTATATTCAATTAAACCATATTGGCCCTGGTATGTTTCAATTACAGCATCTAAAAGGGGTACAATTCCTTCGTAATAGGCTTGTAGAGCGTTATGTGCTGCGAATGAACCTTCTCCGTTTACTCTTGTGTGAAATATGTGAGCCTGTGTACGGCTGTGAAAAAACATTGATGCTATTCGTTCCATAAAAATACTTAATTTACCACTATAAGTATTCTTCTTCCCAAAATTCATCACTTTTTGATGTAATCATTCCGTGGTCTAAATAATCATTTAGAAGTTTTCGTTGATGCTTTTTCATTTCATTTACTACTTTTGTAATATAATGAGTCTTACAATCTGTCATTTCTCTAATTAAGAGATAAAGATGTTTTTTATTAAAGTTTTCAATATATTTACTTCTTCGGAATAATTCTAATACTGCATCTGCTATTTGTATATCTCTTTTCTTTGTAAATACTCTAGTAAGATTTTGGTCCCAATATTTTAGCATCAATTCTTTAAATTCATTTAGTTCTTCCCCAAACTCCTCCTCTTTAAAATCATTTTCAGGATTCCAACTTTCAGGCATTTCTGATATAGGAGTTGTTTTTTTAAAGCGTTTATAATTACCATTATTTTTAAGAATCAAATGATTCTTTGCAACAATACTAAAATAAGAGAAAGCTTTACCCTTTCCTTCCTGAAACATATGTATCTTTTCGATTAATGTAGATACCACTTCCATTTGAATATCCGATTTGGGTACATCAAAATATGAAAATTTGAAAGTATTTAAAATATTTTCAGCCAATTTCTCAAAAGCATATTGAATACTTTCAACATAAATTTTATTTCGTCTTGCAAAGTCTGTTGATTTGTTATATTCAATAATTGCGTTTTCTGTGTCTTGACTAAAATAAATTTTGTTCTTTCTTTTACGTGGCATTTTTAGATTTCGTTTTTATAGGTTTTTATGAGATTAATAATTTCTGTATAAGCTCCTCCAACTTCATCATCGGATTCAAAAGCCCCGTTAATATCATATTCTCTCATTTGCTCTAATAAACTTTCTAATTTATTTAGAGTTTCATCTCTTTCATTTTGAACAATGTACAATACATCATTTAATTTTTCATTTTCTTTTATCACATTTAATCCTCTACCAATAAGGATTATATTCAAAACAATAGATGCTGGTAATAATATTACCATTAAAAATATTTCAATCATATTAATTTAATTAATTATACAAATATACAACTTTTTATTGAAACTACCAAATTTAAGCCTCCCCCATTTGATTTGAGAATATTTTACCTTTCAAATAATCAATTTCAACTTCTTCTCTGGCTTTATCTAATTCAGATTGAGCCCATTCCATTTTAGCTAAGAATCGTACATCAAGCTTTTTTTCTTTTACTTTTTTAGTTTCAATTAATTCATCTACTAGGGCTTCTACTAACATTTGTAAGGTTAGTATTCTTTTATTTTGTGCTGCTATTAAATCATGTGGTGTCATAAATAAGATCCTGTTTGTGCGTACATTAATGTTGTTGATATTTCCTCTTGCCAATTTTTTTCTTTATATTCTTGTCCAAATGCTTTCTTAACCGATAACGATGTATATCCCATAGCTCCTGCCATTCTAACACACATTCTTTTGTATTCCCAAACATCCATATCGTTTGGTACTTCAAATTCTATTTTTGAAGCTTCTCTATTTTCAGATGCATCTATGATAAATATTAAATTTGCCATTTATTTAAAATTAAATTTGTTTCCATCCATTTTGTAAATAAGAATCAATTTTCTTATTTTTTACAAATTCCATTTCACCATTAGGTCCTTGCAACATAATTCTTTCGTTTCTACCTGGCTCTTTATCTTTTGTAATGGTTTCAGAATATTGTCTACTTTGATGTGTAATATCTATACCGCTTATTGCATCAATTAATCTTTGTACTAATACAGCTTCTAACAATCCTTTATCTGCAAAAAATTCATCGGATGTATTCCATTCTTTACTATCTGATTTGAATTCTACATTACCCAAATTATCAGTTTCTATTATAACATATGGATATCTAATTGTTTTTCTTATTTTTTCTTTATTAGAATCTTTTTCAAAATATACCAATGGTTGGTCTGATGTTTTTGTTATTTTTGGATTTACTAATGTCAATTCATCCTCTACATTACCAAGTCTTATAGTAATAATTCTTTTATCAATATCCACATCAGATGCGGTAAACGCATATCCATCTAATTTTGATATTTTATTTTTATAATTTGAAATATCGTCTTGAGTAATAGGCGATTCTTTAATTTTTTGTACTTTCATTTTTTTTATTTTTAATATGTTCTTCCATTTTGTTTGTTATGTAATCGATTGTACCTTCAGGTCCTTCAAATCCCATATACTTCATATAAGTTTCGATTCTATCAGGATTATTTTCTAATTGTTTTTTAAGTTCTTCTAAGTTAGGAAGATGGGCTACTATATATGTCATTATTCTAAATCGCTTGGTTGGTTTCGGTAAATTCTATAACTATCTTCATCAAAGTGTTGTGTACTTACTTCAAATATTGTTGACTCATCTAATAGTGCTGTTAATTGATGTGGTAATCCTTTTTTAATTTCAACAATATCTCCTTTTTGCAATTGTGTATAACACCGTTCTCCATTTTCAGTATCAATCCAATCAAATTGAAATACTCCGTTTTGAACATACCAAGTTTCATCTTTAATCATATGATAGTGCATTGAGAACTTGTCACCAGAATTATTAAATACTAATAACTTTCCACAATAATCAGTATCATTATGTATCCAAAGTTCGTATCCCCATTTCTTTTCAACTCTTTTAGGGTGTTGTATTTTTACATCGTATATCATATTAATTACTTAAAGGTGCTTTAATTGTTGGATGTGATTGATATCCTATTAATTCAAAATCATCAGGTACATTACAACATATACCATCCATCTTTGCATTTGTTTTTAATGTTGGCAAATCAAATGATTCTCTACTGATTTGTTCTTTAGCTTGTTCAATATGATTTAAATACAAATGAGTATCGCCTAAATTACCAATTAATTCATCAGGTATCATATCCACTTCGTTTGCTATAATATGAAGTAGTAATCCATATGAAGCAATGTTAAATGGTAATCCTAAAAATGTATCCACACTTCGTTGATTCCACATTAAAGAAATGTATCGTTGTCCATCTTCTTCTCTTGTCCAAACTTGAAATCCATAATGACAAGGTGGTAATACCATTTGGTCCAATTCACCTACATTCCAAGCTGAAACCATTAATCGTCTACTATCTGGATTTTCTTTTAGGTTTTTTATTAAATCATCTATTTGGTCAATCTTTCCGTTTTCACCTTTCCATTGTCTCCATTGCTTACCATAAATAGGTCCTAAATCACCATCAGTTCTTCCACTCTTTTCATAATCACCATCCCAAATATGATTGTTATGTTTATGTAAAAAAGCAATATTAGTTTGGCCTGTTAAAAACCAAAGTAGTTCTGATACAATTTGTTTCCATGCCATTTTCTTCGTAGTAAGTAATGGAAACCCTTCACTCATTTTATGGCGTATTTGATGTCCGAATTCTGATATAGTACCAGTTCCAGTTCTATCTTTTTTTTCTACACCAAATGCAATAATGTCACTTAGTAGTTGTTGATATTTTTTATCTAATGTATTTTCCATTTATTTATGTTTGCCGTCTGATAATATATTAGTAGTAAGTACCCACCTATCTAAATTAGATTTATTATATTCTGTTCTATGTTTTAACCAACCTGGAAATAAAAAAACATCACCAGTTTTAGCTGGAATTGTATGATAGTCTCCTACATATTCAGGTTTTCTAGAATGAAATGATTTAAGATATTCCAATGGGTCTTTAAATTGAATATATCCCGATTTTTCAGGTAATTGTAAATATGCTGCAGCAACCATAACAGTTGAACCATGACTATGTTCAGTAGTTACTCCACCTTTTGGATGAACATTAACCCAAGAATTTCCATAATAATATCCAAATTCTTTTAAAAGTTTCCACTCCTCTAAAAGAATGTGATTAACTATTGGAGTTAGCCATTCATAGAATTTTTTAAAAGCAGGATTCTTATGTGGTTGATTTTGTAAATTAAAAACAGAGCTGTTGCCACCATCAATTTCTAATTTAGCATTTTTAGGAGATTTGGAAATCATTTCGTCACATATAGATTTTAACTCATCCCAATTAAATCCGTCATAATGAACTTTAATAATTGTAGGTCCAAATGGAGTAACATCAATTAGTTTTGGTGCGGACATTTCTTTTTGGTTTTTCAGTTTTACTTCTAAAGAATACAAATAGTTTAGATTCTAAATTATCCATTTGAGTCATTGCTATCCATTTTCCTAATACACTACCACCAATATAAAATGGTAGTACCCACATATCTCCTTTTAACAAACTATCCAATGAAAAATAAACCGAAGCAAGTGATACTAAATTAATCCATACTGAATTAACTAATAACCTGCTTAATTGGTTCTCATAGGTGAATTTAATCTCCAATACTTTAAAGATATTGAACATTATTTGAAAGGTTAATATTGCTATATAATTCATCATTTAATAAAAGGTAATATTGCTAACTCCTTTCCTTTAGCTTCAACCATAATGTCCAAATCCAATTCGTATGTATTGGGGAGGGCATTAATAAGATAGGAATGTGCTTGTGGTTTTTCTTTTGGGTTGTTTTCATGTAATGCTTTTGATTCTGAATAATGAACTTCTTGCTTAATATCCTTTGGCCAAGTAGTTGCTGCTAACTTAAGAGCTTCTTCTTCACTTAATCCACCGGTACAAAATTGGTGGTGGTGATAATCAAATACAATTGGAATACCTGTATGTTTATGAATATACATAAGGTCTTTTACGGAATACATAGAAGCCTTATCATCATTTTCCAATGTCAATCGTTTGCGTACGCTTGGTGAGAGTCTTTTGAAGTTTGTAATCAATCTATCCATAGCAGATTGTTTGTCTCCGTAAACCCCATTGCAATGAATATTAATATTGTTATATGGAGTCTTAGATAACCCCATAAGGTCAAATATCTTACCATGTAATTCCAAATCAGCAAAAGTTTTTTGGACAACTGATTCATTTGGAGATGGTAGTACATTAAATGGACCAGGATGTGAATTTATACGCATATTCCAAAACTTAGCGTAATCACCCGCCTTCTTTAATTCAAACTTAAACTCTTTATAATCTTTTAATTGAGTGATATCGATGTTATCACCCCAAGGAATAAGAGCAGATGATAAACGAAAGAAATTAATTCCGTTTAATCTATTCCATTCTAAAATCTTAATGATATCTTTTGCGTTGAGTAACGCAAGTTCAGAAACATAATCTAAACCTTTAGCTTCGAAAGTACGTTTAACCATTGTTCGATTAGTACCTACTTTTTTACCCATACTCATATTGATACAAGCGTATCCTAAATTAACCATTTCTATATAATTTGTTGTTATACAAATATACGAAAATTATTTGGATTTACCAAATATTAATAAGATTTTCCAGAGAAATCAGTTGGATATTGAGAAGGCTTTATGTTTTTTATCCAATAATTAACCGCATTTTGGTCATTTATCCAATTCTTACGGTCATTCCAATTGAATTCAGGCTTAGCGTAGTAGGGTAACATATTTTTGATTGCAGATGCTCTACTTGGATGCTCTGCTCTTACAATATTTATTATACCATCACCATCAGTATCATATCCATCAATAGTACCATCCCCATCATAATCAATAGGTCTCTTTGAGTAATCGGTTTGAAGGTTCATTAGTATTTCATCAGTTATTTCAGGTTCTAATGCTTTCTTTTCTTCATCAGTTAGTGTTACTTCAGATTCTTCCACATTTGTTGTAGCGGAATCAATTTCTTTTTTTTTTATGTCCTCCGTTTGAAGTAATTTCTCTTTATATTTTTCAGCTACCTTTATAAGCTCCTCACTTGGGGCTGGTGGGTTCTCTATAGCCTCACTAAACACTTCTGCATCGGTTTCGGATGCTAATATAGGATTTTTTTCCACTATATCACTAAAAATACGCTCTTTTGGTGAATTTTTTCCATTATATTCGTACATTTGGTAATTTTTTTCCATTAAATCATCCAAATCGTTATAATTCGGTGTATTTTCCTTTTTTTTACCAATTAATCCGTTAAATGCGATAATTAGAGCGATTGCAAGAGGGTCAAACACTATTACAATCAAAAATATGAAGAATTTTACAACATTTTTCAATTCTATACCAAATGCTTCGGCAATAAAACGAAATCCACCTACTTCTTTCTCCAAATCTAAGTTTTTTATCTTAATTTCGTTGATTTTTTCGTTATTTTTGGCGTTTTCATCCTGCAAAGCACTTATTTTCTTATTAACTGTGGCAACTTGTCTATCTTTGTTATCAATTGAACGTAAAAGTCGGTTATTCACTGTACCCTTATCTAATATTGTGTTTTGTGTTGAGGATAATTGTCCTAATTGAGTGTTAAGTTGAGTAATTTGTGAATTATTTTGCTCAATTTTAGTTGAAAATACCAATACTTCCCTATCCACTTGCTGTAATTGAAGGGATTGTGCTTGGAAAGCGTTAGAAAGATATCCAAAGATACCAGCAGATGTAATAATCATAAGAATTCCCACTGCTATTGTTAAATACCACTTATTAAATCCTTTAATTTCATCCCACATTTGCTTTAGGTATGTTGCGGCAACTAATTTAGCAAACTCCAATGAGCCTGCCATCACCATCACAGCCGTTGATGCTCCACTAAAAAGTACACCCAATCCAGTTACTGAAAAGAACGCTGCACATCCGGCAATAATTAGTGCTGAAAATCCAACTAAGAACTTTAACCAATTCATATTATGATAAATCTACTATGTTTGTTGTTAATTCTACCAATCTTTCGATTTCATTTGATAACTTAATTGCTTGTGCTTGGTCTGCAGGTCTTTCACCTTTTAACATTTCAGCAATAACTTTAGCTCTTTTAGTAATAGCTTCTAAATGCTCTTGAGCTCTCATTTTGTATTCTGGTTTCATAATTTGTTTTTTAAATTGTATATATAAATATACTCTAAATAAAAATGAGGGTGATTTTACTCACCCCCACTATTGTTAGTTTGTTTGTTTAGTTAAATTAACCAATTGAAACCGTTCGTTTCTTTGGTTTTTCGGGTTCTCTCTTTGGTATTTGTAACTCCAATACACCATCTTCAAACGATGCTTTTACATTATCCAAATCAAAGATTTTAGAATCAGCTGTAAAACTTCTTAAGAACGATGAACGTTTAACTTCTCTACGAAGATATACTCCCCCTTCTTTCTCTGTTGCTTTATTTGATTTTTCTCCTTTTAGTGTAATCACATCACCATCTACATCGATAGTAATTTGTTCTTTTGTTAGACCAGGAACCTCTGCTACAATCTCAATACGGTCATCAAAATTAATGATGTCACATTTTGGATAAGCTGCTTGTTGAAATGCGTTGATACCAATTTCCTTTGATAATTCAGGAAATGATTCTGAAAATACTTTATCGAATAAAGTATCTAATGGTGAGAAGAACTCGTCCCTAAATTGGGGAATAGGGAATCCCTTTTGAATTTGTGCTTTCATTTTTACTTTTTTAAGCGTTAATTTGTATCTCCTTTTGGATGATACGCCGATATGCTGGCCAGCTCTATCGGTTTATAAATATAATGAAATTAAAATTTAATTCCATTTTTATATTCTGAACTTTCAATTCTACAACTCATATGGTCTGCCCAATGTAACAAATATGGTAATTCAGTTTTCAATGAAAACTCCTCACTATAAGAAATAAAATATTTTTCGTTAGCTTTGTTATATAAACCATCAGCTAACATAATACCAATCATTTCTTTTTGTGTAAATTCAATACCATATTTTTGTAATAACCATAATGCTCTATGGGTTACATCCATATAATGCAGTTGTCCGTTTTGTGTAAATACTGAACCTTGATTTTTACGATGCCAATCACTTTCTTGTGGAACATAATAAGGTCCTGATGCATCACCTAACTTTCCTAAGTCGTGATGTAATGCAGCAAATAATAATTCCTCTACTTCAAAATCAATAGTACCACCATTGTTTTTAAATTGTGTCATTTGTCCAATTGCGTTTTTACATACATTCATAACATGGTCAATATAACCACCAATGTATGCCGAATGAAAATGTAGTCTACCACTTGCCGGCGCTACCGTTAATTCCATTCCCAATTCTTCTGGTGAATACATATGTAATAGCTTCTCCATTCTTTCAGGTTGTGAAGCAAATGCTTTTTTAACAAAGGCTATAAACTTATCATAGTTAGCCTGTAATTGTTGTTCTGTGTAATTTCTCATAATACAAATATACGATTTATTTTTTAATTTTCCAAATTTTCCTCAATATCATCTCCAGTGAGTGCGTTATATAATATAGATAATTCTTCCTCACTACTACAAAATCCAAGTCCATCCATATCCATTAACTCAATAAAATATTGGCCTGGCTTTAATCCAATATCTCTCAAAATAATTAACTCATCCGTTGCATTTGATACAAACATTGTTGCAAATTCATCATCTCTATCTTTTGGTATGGGTAGTGTAAAATAATAATGTTCTCCACTATCATCCGGCGATTCATCATCAAACCCATCTCCACTTGAGATTTTTTTCCAACCTTGTCTTTTAAATGTTTTTTCGGTTATAGGAGTTAGTGGTAATTTTATTTCTTTTTTTCTCATTATTCTAAAACTATTTTAGTATAAATTATTTGATTTGAAAATGTATGCTTTGCTTTTAAAATAAGGGTATCACCTTTCATTGTATAAATTGGTGCTATCATATTATTTATTTTACCGCCGTTACCACTATATGATGCAAAATTACTTGTTGGTACTAATTCATCTTTAGATGATATTAATGGTGGTAAACTAACAATTGTATATTGGCCTGTAAAATAGTTTACATAAGCTTTAGTAATATATGCTACCGTATCTCCTTTTTTAAGCCACCAATATAAATTACTTTCCCAATCAATTTTTTCAGGTGGATATGGTTCTTTACCGTCTACTAATATTTTACCAGTAACCCTACTTAATGTTTGATTTTTTGTTACATCAAGTTTAAGGTGATAATATCCATTAACATCGAATAATAAAGATTTAGTTCCACTTTGATTTAAAACAGAATCTATTTTTATAGAATATGTTTTTTGTGTTGCAACTAAATCTTCCTTTGAACATGCTGAGAATAAAATTAAGAATGATATTAATCTTTTCATTATAATAATTTTTTAACTATTGATTCCCAATTAGGATATTCGTTCCAAGTTTCAGTTTCATATGCCCAACCAAATCGTAATAGTTCGCCTTTGAATTCTCCGGCTCCGTTAGCAGTTCTATCATCAATTAGATAATCACCAATCAACAATCCTTTCAAATGTGTAATAGCCATTTTCTTATGAAAGATTCTACCAAAGTGTTCCTCAATCCAAAATCTTTTATCCATAGCTGCCATTGGATTTCCCCAAGGTGCTGCAGTTGCTATATATAATTCATACTTACCACTTTCTTTTAATTTATTAATAGCTTCAATAGCTCCTTCAATTGGAGGTGGATTTCTAAATATGCCAGGTATGTGGTCATATCTACCTTTATAAGCTTCCCTTAAGAATGTATTGTTGGTTATTGTTTTATTAACTTCTGTACTAAAATCAACTAGTACTCCATCCATATCAATCCATACTATTTTCTTGTCTACCATATATTGTATTAATTATTTACTATGTAAAGATACGAAAAATACCCCAATCTACCAAATAAAGGACAAAAAATAACCCGTTGAAAATCAACGAGTTATGATTTATTTTTGGTTATATATTAATTTTCTATAATATGTACTCCCTCAATTAGCTCCCCTTCCGATGGTGCATCTAAATTAAGTTCAAATGGATTACTTTCACCTAATATAATTTCTTCCTCTAATTCATATCTTTCAAGTACCCTTCTAACAATACCTGAACGAATACAATCCGATGAAGCAAATTCTATTTGATAAGCTCCCTTCATTCCTGCTAATCGTTTCCATATATCATAGAATCCACTCTTTTGATAAGCAGGTACTCCATTAGCACGATACTTGTCACATTGAGAAAGGTCACCTTCTATAATTAGTTTTGAATCATCTGAAATTCTAGTTATTAAAGTTTTCAATTGTAGTGGTGATGCGTTTTGTGCTTCATCTAAAATAATATAACTTTTTTCAAAGTTGATACCTCTTAAAAAATTCATTACTCTAAACTCAAGCTTTTTGTTTTCAATTAATTTCTTAACTTCAACAGGTCCGATAATTTTGTTTAAGATAAATAAAGATGATTCATTATGTACTTCTATTTTCTCCATCAAATCGCCAGGCAAATGACCTAACTTATCTTCGTTACCAACATCAACGGTTGGGTTAATTATAATAAGTTTTTCAATTGGTGATGATTTGTGTAATAATAGTTCTAATCCTTTTTGTATTGATATGTAAGTTTTTCCAGCTCCGGCTAAGGCATGTGCCATTATAATATTATTCCCTTCGTTTTCTATTGCTTTGTAAAATCTTTTTTGGTTTTTTGTTTTAAATTTAATTCTCTTTATAACTTTTGGTAGTGAATGAATAACTTCTTTTGGTTCTTCAGCAACTAGTGCTTTTTCTTTTCTTGCCATGTTCTAATTTTTTGTTATTAGGAACTTATAACTAAAGGTTTTTCTTTAACCTTTCTTTTTCTTTTTATAGAATTAATTGTTGTATGTATATCTTTACACAATTCATATTTTTCCAAATTAACGCATAATTGAAGAAGATACTCTAATGCAAGTATGTAATCTTTCATTTCAATTGTAGCAACAATATCTGATTGTTTAAAACGGATTAAAATAATTTGTGATTTTCTTTTTTGATGAGCTAACTTAATTCGCTGAAATGTTTGTGTGATAAATGCATCACCAAAATCGCTAAGATAATTGTTAATAATTGGGTTAGAACTATTTAAGTATTTTTTCCAATCTACTTTTAGCAACACCATATATGGAACATTTAATTAAATATAAATATAAGTTAATAAAGGAAATCGGTTTATTATTTTAAATACTAAGGTATCTTTGGTAATTCCGGTAATTTAGGAACTTCCGGTAATTTAGGAACTTCAGGTAATTTAGGAACTTCCGGTAATTTAGGAACTTCAGGTGCTTTTGGCATTCCAGGTAATCCCATTTTTTTAAACTTTTTAGGAACTTTTGGTTTCTTTGGTTTAAACGATTTAACAGGCGGTAATTTTAAACTTGGTAATTTAGGTAATTTAGGAAGCTTAGGTAATACAGGTACTAATGATGCAGCTAGTCCTATTAAACCAGCTATTTCAGGAATTTTTGGTACTGCTGGTAATTTAGGTAATTTAGGTAATTTAGGTATTTTTGGTAAATCAGGAATAGTTGGTAATTTTGGATTTGTAGAACTTAAATTATTAATATTATTTTGTGCTTTACTTAATTCATTTTGTGCTAAAGCTTTTTGCTGTTGTAAAATAGCTATTCTTTCGTTCATTTTTTTAATAACAGCTTCTACTGCTTTCTTTCTAACACGTGTTGTATTATCGTTTATATATAATAAATCAGATACTATAACTTGCACTATTACTAAATTATTTCCAACAGTACTTGTTTTAAAATTAGCTTGTGTGGATTTTTCAGTATTTAGTAATTTTAATTCTGCTTCTATTTTGGCTATTTTTGCAGCTGCAAACTCTAAATCTTTTTTTGCATTTTCTACTGTTACAGCGTTACTTAATATATCAGCTGATGTAGCCCCAATACCAAATGATGCAGAGACAGTTGTACCACCTGTCATTGTTACATAATTACCATCTAATGCATCCCAACCAGCCAAAGTTGTTGATGGAATTACACCATTGGATTCTTCATATAAAGAATTTGGTTTTTCTACCACCCAATCAATATAAGTTACTAAATTATCATAATCAATAATTCCACCTTTTCTAAACATTATATTTTGCCTCATTGAAACAAAATTTTTAAGTTCATCTTCTGATAGATTATTGAACTTAGTAACTAAATCCGCTACAACAACTTTTACTATATATTTTGGGTTGAAAGCAGCTTGAACGAAATATGGATTACTTTCATTTATACTTGAAACCAAATTGTTATAATGGTCTTCCGATGTATAATATACTGGAGATGTATCTTTTATATCTTTGAATACTGCTAATATAAATTTAAACGTAGTTCCACTTACCCATTTTAAATCTGTAAGGGACGGTATTTTAAAATCTACTTTATTAGTAGTAGTATATTCACCATATAATACTAATGTATTTTCAGCTGTCCCATCTTTATAATTTTTGATATTGGGATACTGATTATCTAATTCAGCTAGTCTTTTATAATCCATATAGATAAATATAAGGACTGTAAATTATTACTTTTGTAGGTTTTCTATCTTGCGATTAAGGTAAAAAGCGGCTTTCTTTAAATCTTCTAATTCCTTTTGTGGGTCTTTCTTACCGGCTCTTGCTATGTATTTAGCAACATTGAATAGGTATGCATCCTTATCCAAACCCCAAGCTTCGCATACTTTAATTACTTCGTATGTATTATCAACACCACCATAATAGGATGGATTTTTAACTGCTTCTTTGATGTTTGATTTAGTTGCCATATATGTAGATATTTTTATTCGTTTTACAAATATACTAAAAATATTTGATACTACCAAACAAAACCATGTATCTTTTTTATTTTACTAAATTTATCCACATTTCTTTACGTTTGGGATTTTTGCGCTATATCTATACTGGACTACTTGGAACTGTATAAAAAGAAACTGGGACTGAAACTGGGAAACTGTAATACCAGGGAATTACTAGGAAACATCTGAAAACGTTCCATCTTCATTTTTACTTACTACTTTATAAATTCTAGCGGTTGGGTCATTTGCAAATAATGTTTCTGCATGAGATTTAGCATCCTCTATTGTTTCAAAGGAATCTACTGTATCATCTCCGTTTAATCTTAATACCCATATTTGTCTTTTAGCCCAATGAGGGTCACCTGCATTTATATCCGTAGGTATTAATTGTTTATGTATGAAATAAGCCATTATAATAATTTTTTAAATAATTTCTTTTTAATCCAAGGGCTTTTTAAACCCACCCATTGATAATATACATATCTCCATTTTTGAGATA